CTCCCGGTCACCTAGGCGATAATCGTGCTCGCTGGCAATCATACCCAGGTCGGCGCGCATGACATCCTCCCAGAATATGCGCCGGTGGGTTTCCACGTTGTTATAGGTGGACGCATCTTTACCCGCCCTAGTGGGTATCAACGTCAGCGGCACTCCCAGCGGTCCGAGAATGCGCACCTCTGAGCGCTCGTCAATCTCCGCAAATCCCATCTCGTCAAACGCAAGCGCCACTCGCTCATAACGCGTGTTTTTGTCCAGCACTGCGACTTTGTGCGAGTTGGCTGTGCCTCCGTATATCTCCTCCCAACGCTCGCGTATCCTGGCGATGATGGTATCGTTCAATTCATCGTCAACGCTCAGCAATCCGCTCACCATGCCGCCCTGCATGAAGAAATTGCGCAAGAACTTGGTGACTTCGTTGTCCACGTCACCTGAACGCGCCAAGGAGGCCAACGGGGAGAACCCGTACCCAAGCCCGTTCATCGGGTCGCCTGGATTGGGGAATTTGATGTGAATGATGTCCTGAGATAATACCGGGATGCCGTCGCGCACGCTGAACCCGTCAGGCACGTACAAATAGCCCATGACCACCTGGCGGTTGCGCTCGTCGGGGATGATCCACATTTGGTCAGGGCGCACAGGCCACAGGTTGACCGGATTTGCATCCCGGTCACGCTCGATGATGGCATAGGCGTTGCCCTCGATGTTCATGCACAGCGTCTGGAACATGATATATATGTCCTGGCTCATGTGCGGGTTTGGGCGCTCCAATAACCGCGTGAGTGGATCCTCAGCCGGCAGAAGATCGGGGTTCTCGCTGTCGCCCGTGTAGGCTCTCATCTGCACCTGCTGGGCACTCCGCGCCTTGAACATCAGCGCCGAATAAATCAGCGAGTTGGTACTGAACCCCTCGTCAACAAAACTTTCATAATTGACCAGATGCCATTGCGGCTGTTTCGCGCTGGTGGATGCTAATACATAAGGGGCGCGCTTGGGCTCATAGAACCCTGCCCGCCACGCCTTCAATGCATCCCGTAATCTATCTGATAATTTCCTGTTTGCCATAATTCCTCCAATGCCTAACCAACATAAACACGCCCACGCGCCCCACGATATGCCAATGCGCCGGCACAGATGCTATCCGGTAAATGCCCGCTCCCATATAGGTCATCCTGACTTGCGTACCTGTGCTCCTGCATCATAAATTCAATCATCGGTGCTTCAATCTCGTTGTTCTCAATCGCGGTCACGTAATCGTTGATAATCTGCGTGCGCTTCGCCCCAACCAGTTTCACCGGCGTTGCGGCACATTGTAAATAGCCATGCACCACATCACCCAGCCCCGTCGCGTCGTGGTGCGCTCTGCCTTCGTAGCGCTCTACCTGGGCATCGAAACGGCTCACCATCACAGGCCAGGGCTCGCGGTTGGTGCGGATGAACGATACCACCCGGAATGGGTAAACGTCCGTTCTCAGCGTCACAATGACGGTGAAGTCCTGCGTCCTCGCCCAGTCTGCACCGGTGGAGTAGGTTGCGCCTTCGATGGGTGGCTCTAACTGGATGTACTCTTGCAGTCCACCGCGCCACTCGCCAAGATCCCGTCTGAACATGCGTTCCACCGCTGCCGGCATAATCGCCCGCCCCTCTGGGCTCGGCTCTTGCAGGTCATACTCAGTCGCCCACATCTGCGCGGTCACCTGCGCCCGCTTGCGCTCGACTTCTTCCATCGACAGCCAGGCAGTAGCCGATTCTCTCCAGCACCACTCCATCACCGGGAATGATTTCTCAGCCGCCCGCTTGAGAACTTCGGTCATTGTCTTGTCAGGATACTGGTGGGTTGAGCTGATGACCGTCTGCTCCCTCACCGCCTCGGTTGCCATAGGCTGCCCCAGGGCCGCGTCCAGCAGGTCGATGTCCATTTCGTCGGCTTCGTCCATTCTCAGCCGCTGTGGGTGCGGACCGCGCACGCTTTTCTGGGATGCCATCAACACATCGACGCGCCCGCCGTTGACTAGTTTGGTGTATTTGGTGGTTTGCGAATGGAGTGCGGTTTGCGGAAATCCAGGCGAGTTGATGAACGATTGGCGCATCTGCGGATCGCTGCCGCTCATGTACGCATGGACGCGCTCCGATTGCTGTCCAGAACCGCCCAGCAGCGTCACGCCCGCGCCGAGGAATAAACTCTCGGCAAATGCCAGCGTTGCAAGCATCAGCGACTTGCCGCCGAATCCTCTGGATGCTTTCCAGATGATGGTCGGGTATCGGGCGAAATAGGCATCCGCGAACGCCTGGAAGGGTGCGACGTGCCCTGGGCATACCTGCTCCCTGGCAATCTCGATACCGAACACATCCCGACACGCTTCCCAGAGTTCATCGTCTGTGTTTATGCTATATGTTAAGGTGCGTTTGCGCGCGACGATTCGCTTGGCTTCTCGCCACGCTTCCTCATTCAGTTGGTTGATCGCCGCTTCCGATAACTGCAACATATTCTCCGACTAGTTTGTTGAACAACTCGCTTGCATCCACGCCGGCACGCTCGACTTCGTTGCGCCAATTGACGGTGTGCTGCTTCGGCGCGTCAAGCCCAAGGATTTCACAGCGTTTGTTGATGCACCATTGCACGCCTGACAGAAATCGAGGGTCGCCCGCTTGCCCTTCGGTGGTCTTGGTTGCCTCTCGCTTGACTTCTTTGTCACCGACTGCGATGGCTTTTTTGGTCTCGCGCTCTGCGTCTTGGATGCTTCGATGCCATGCTTCCCAGTATTCGAGTTCCAACGCGTCTATTTTGGCGAGTTCCTTGGATCGCGCTTCGTTGAAATCTACCAATGCGGATTGAAGCCACTCCTCGCGCAGCGCGGCAAGATCGCGGCTGATTGTGGGCTGTGATACCTCGAACTCCTCTGCTATCTCTGGTTGTGTCCAGCCCTGAAGATATAATCGCCCGACTTCACGCCGCCTCGCTGTAATATCTGTGAATTTTGCCGTTGCTCTGTTTATATTCATAATAAAGTATGCACTTACACGCTGAACTCAAACCCACATTCTGGGCATTTCACAATATTCATATCATTGGAGTAATCTTCACTATCTAGCAATTCATCATCAATAAACTCAAAACCATGAGCGAATAACTCATCCTCTGGAAATCCATAATCTAGAAGTTCATCGACTTCAAATAAATTGTGCATCAAATCCCAATTCCAATCACCGACAGCCCCCTGGTGCTTGAGTGCTATCAATTCCTTGCGCTCATCCAGCGATAATTTACGCGAGGCGACACGCACCTCAATCATTGCCCCTGGGCCATATTCGCCCATTCTCAGCATAATTTCATCGCGCTGATGTCCATCAATAATCATGTTATCTGGTTCAATCTCATACAATTGAGAATAGCCAAATTTGCTAATAGAACGATGCAACCGTTCTGCCTGCTCCTCGGTCAATTGCCTGGGGTTGTCTTGCCACTTTACCAACTCGCCCAATCTGCGCTTCTCAGTCGTCCAATATAAACTCTGGTTCTCACTCATCGCCTGCACCACCTGAGGAAATCACGCGCCAGGATTGATAACAGCAGCAACCCATCAGGTTTCAACCCGCCGGTAGTAATACGTCTTTTTATATTCAACGACCTTCAACTCACCCGCCTCCACTTTGGCTTGCAGCTTTGGGCGCAGAAAATCAGGGTGACAGTTCATCGCCGCGGAAATCTCGCGCAGCGTGTACCACCCATCCTCAGCCTCGGGCACAAATATCGGACCGCCCATGAAGTCAACCAGGTCTTGGAGCAAATCATCGTATGTTACAGGTTCTTCCACCTTAAACTCGCTTTCGGGTAATCATATAAATATTTATGGTACTGGTACTCTCCGTCATAGCACACAAACGCAAGCCCGCCGATGCTGGCTAATGTATTTTCCTGGCTCACACGATAAACAAACTCAGTCGCAGTTGTCCAGCATGGTGAGCAAATCGCAAATAGCGGGTAATTGTCACCGCTGGAAGCGTACCGGTGGTTGTGCGAGCGGATGACCACATCTGGCGCTTGCTGCTCCATGTCCACTTTGTAGCGATACAGCGTACCAACTGCAATCTTGTTTGCAGCATTTTTCTCAGTGTTATGCAGCCTGCCCATCGTTGCATGGTGGGCAATATCGAAGCGCACGCCGGATACTACGCGCCGCACGTGCCAATGGCTGAATGGTGCGCTGTCACCGTTGGGCGTGATGGCGTTATCCAGGTCACGGGCGATTGCCTCCTCGAGCCATGCGGATTTGCCCACATGGGCGAGCGTGCCACGCACAACTACCACGTCATTCACAACCTCGAGCAGCGGCATCAGCGTATTAAGCGCCATGTCCAGGATGGTGGCTTTGTTCGGAGTGACAATCTGATAAGAGCGCCGCTTGGTGTCCAGCTCGCCAATATCGCCATTAAGAAGCGCTACCTTGCGCCCAGGGAGACGATTCACTTTTTCGCAAAAGTCAAGCCAGCAGGACCACAACCAGCGTTGGGTTTTGCTGCTCCGGTACGTGCCGCCATCATCCAGGTTGACGGTTGGTGGGCATAATCCCACCGTACTGTTAATGTGCAGGTCTGATATTACGATTAGGTTTGTTGGCATGTCACTTATACAGGTAGCACAAACATACCGCGTCCTGGTGGCATAAACATCTA